GACTCCTGTTAACTCCTCAGTTAATACTGACTTAGGAGCAGGTAATGCAGTAGAGTTTATATTTGAAGTAGTAGATGGCGGTAGTAATCAAGTGTTAAGTGCTGGTAATAATAGATTATTCGTCGGGACTACTACGATGACTACTAAAACAGTTCGTAATGCTACTAACAGCGGTGACGCTACTTACACCATCACAGGCAATAACTGGCAAGGTGCTGCCATGTCCTACGGAGACGTTAGCGACTTCCAGCCTCATGTGTATTTAGCACAAGCCGCACACCCAATGCTAGTGTATCATGAGCTGCCTACCTCTGGTGGTGGTTTTAATGATCACAATAGTAATACCTTTGGTTATCAACGAGTAGGAGATGCTGCTGCGTTACCTCTTAATCATAGTACGTCTACCTTTATGCCTAGCTGGGTGTTGTCTGCTTATGGAAGAATATGGTGTGGTGGTATCTCAGGAGACACTCAGACTGTTTACTTTAGTGACTTACTAGCTGGTACAGATTTTCAGAATGGAACTGCTGGGTATATTAACCTACAAGAAGTTCTTCCTAACGGAGATCCTGTAGTCGCTGCTGCAGCACATAATGGATTTATCATATTCTTTGGTCGTAAGAATATAGCAATATATGCTAATCCGTTAGACACAGGATCATTAACTCTTGTTGAGATTATCTATAACGTAGGATGTATTGCTAGAGATTCAGTACAGAATATTGCAACAGATGTGTTGTTCTTATCTGACTCAGGAGTGCGTAGCTTACAGCGAGTAATTCAAGAGAAGTCCATGCCAATGCGTGACATCTCTAAGAATGTTCGTGATGAACTGATGACTTCCGTAGCATCTGAGACAGACTTAACTAAGATTAAAAGCGTCTACTATGAAAGAGATGCTATCTATTTATTAACGCTTCCTACAACTAAGTTTGTATACTGTTTTGATACTCGTGCTGCGTTGCAAGATGGTTCTATGAGAGTTACAATTTGGGATAGCATGGAACCTAAAGCATTCTTTGTTACTCAAGCAAGAGATTTATATATTGGCAAACCGGGCTATATTGGTAAATACTTTGGCTATGCTGATAATACGTCTAGTTATCGTCTTGCATATTATACTAACTACTTTGACTTTGATGCTTCTACAAATCTTAAACTATTAAAGAAGATTGGTTGGATATTAATTGGTGGTACAAATCAACCAGTAGCCATTAAGTGGGGATTTGATTATACCGAAAGTTATCAGGCTACAACATATAACTTAGATGCTGCTACGATATACGAATATAATAACTCTACTGTAGATACCATCCCCGGCTCAACAGAATACAACATTGCTGAGTACACATCAGGTATTGTTTTAGATCGTTTTAACATTAATGCTGGTGGTCAAGGAACTGTAATGCAGTTAGGCTTAGAAGCAGATATTAACGGAAACCCAGTTTCAATTCAGAAAATAGACGTAGCAATTAAGCAAGGAAAGACTTTAGTCTAAGGACATAACATGGCAAATTATACAAAAGCAACTAACTTCACAGCTAAAGACGGTCTACCTACTGGTAACTCAGGTAAGATTGTTAAAGGTGCAGAGATTGATACTGAGCTGACTGCTATTGCTTCAGCTATTTCATCTAAGGCAGACACTAATAGTCCTGCTTTAACAGGAACTCCTACAGCTCCTACTGCGTCTGCTGCTACAAATACAACACAATTAGCAACTACAGCTTTTGTACAGACAGCTCTATCAGCAGCGTTTAGTACTGGCATGATTATGATGTGGTCTGGAACAATCGCTACGATTCCTACAGGATGGGTTCTCTGTAATGGTTCTAACAGCACTCCTGATCTTCGTAATCGTTTTGTTATCGGCGCTCACAGCGATACTGCTGGTGTTGCCTATACAACGGTAACTGGAAGTAATACAACATCTGGTGGTACTAAAGACGCTATTGTTGTAAGCCATACACATACAGTAACTGCTGCTTCTACTTCATTAACAGGAGCTATTGTTGGTATTTCTGAATCGTTTGCATCTGGCGGCGGTACAGCATCTGGTGTATTTACAAAAACAACAGGAAATACGGTTGGACTTACTCCAGTAGCCAATGATGGTGGTGACGGTGGTGGTGTAACTTTTGATGCGTCACATACACACAGTATGACTGTAAGCACAGAAGGCTCTAGCGGCACGAATCAGAACTTGCCTCCATACTACGCACTAGCGTTCATCATGAAAACGTAGATATGAAAGTACCTGTAGTCCTTAGAGACGACTACACAATGTACTTAGAGTTCTTTGAAGGAATGTTGTGGTTTCATACAGATGTACATAAGTGGACACCAGAAGTAAAGACAAAGTATTTAGAAGATTTAAATATATTGCAGTATTTAATAAACAGTCCTTTAGTTGCAATGGTAAATCAACGAGATAAGAAACTGAGTAAATTTGGCAAAGTAATTGGTTTTAAATATGAACAACCCTTTTTAGGTAATGATAAACAAATGTATGACATCTACAGTAGGAGCAAATAATGGGTAGCGTCGTTAGTGCAATCGCAGGTCCAATCTTATCGATTGGTGGCGGATTAATTTCTGGAAGCAAAGGCGCAGATGCTGCTAAAGGGCAAGCAGAAGCGTTACGAGCTGCTGGCTTACGAGCTTCTAACATGGCTCAGTTTCGTCCTATCGGACTACGAACTGGATTTGGTAGCTCTAATTTCAGAGTAAACGAACTAGGACAAGTCGAAGAAGCTGGCTATACGCTAAGTCCAGAACTGCAAGCTCTTCGTAATCGTTTTATTACTGGAGCTACTGGAGCGCCTCGTGCGATTACAAGCCAAGTTCCACAAGTTCCAGAAGGATATAGTTTAACCGACACTACTGGTGGACCTAGATTAGCAGTTCAACCTAGAGATGGATTTACTTATGCTTATAGCCCTACTGGTGAGCGAATTGAAGTTCCATTAACAACACAAACTACATACGAAGCTGGACAAGGATACGATCCTACTCGTCTGCAGAATCTAACAGAACCTATTTACGGCGGAGCAGCCTCATTATTTAATTTAGGTGGTAGCTATTTAGGTGCAAATCCACAAGAGGTTGCAGCTAAATATATATCAGATAGGCAAAGTTTACTACAACCTAGTCGTGCTGCTGAGTTTGGTCGGTTACAGGCTCGTAACTTTGCTACTGGTCGTGGCGGTTTAGGTGTCCAGACAGGCACAGGCGGAGCGCCAGCAAATCCTGCATTGCAAGCATATTACAATTCTATATTCCAACAAGACAAAGCACTGGCTGCAGAAGCAGACCAAGCCGCTATGGAACGTATTCGTTTTGGTGGCGAACTGTATGGTGCTGGTGGTAAACTTGCTTCTGGTATTCCATCATTGTTTAGTAGTTCATTCTTACCAATCGAGACACAACTTAACTTGGCTAAGAGTATTGAATCGCTAGGACAAAATCCATATCAAATGAGCATCGATTTAGCTAATGCACAGGCAGGTGCTGGTGCAAGATCAGGTCAGTTGTATTTACAACCACAAGAAGCTGCGGCACGAGCTTACTCACAATATCAAGGTTACAGCCCATTAGGAACTGCATTAAGCGGTTTAGGTAGTTCAATGAGTGGCGGAGGCGGATTTGGTAGTTTTAGTAATTTATTTGGTAGTAGAGGCGGAGGCGGTTTTGGTGGCGCTGGTGGCAGCGAAGGTAGTTTAACTTGGAGAGATTAAGATGGCTGACATCGTAAACAACTTATTTGGAATAGATCCTGCTGCGTTGCAACAGCAACGAGCTGCTACTGATTTTGCTAACGCATTTAGGTTTGCTCAGTTAGATCCGCTACAACGGGCTAATCTGTCAATCTATCAAGGCAGTGCTGGGCTTGGTCGTGCTGCTACTCAGCTTCTTGGTGGAGATGAGCAGCTTAATCGTGCTACTAAGGTTCGTGAGATAGCCTCACAATTCAACATGGCAAATCCCGGTGAAGTTATGGCATTTGCTAGAGAAGTAGCTCCGTTTGCACCAGATGTTGCTCAAGCAGCAATTAAGCGTTCTAATGATATGACAACATCTATGTTGCAACAAAGGAAAATAATTGCAGAAACAGAGGCTAAAGGGCGTGAAAAATTACCTACAATTGGTCAGTTACAAGCCTATCGTGATCAATTAATTGCCGATTTTGGTGAAAATGATCCTAGAGTTAAAGAAGTTAATGCTGTTATTAAAGCTGAAGGCGAAGGAAAAGGAACTAAGATTGTCCTTCCCGGTGAAGCAAGCGATAAGATTCTTCGTGAGAAGCGTACTGGTAAATTCCTTGACTTAGAAGATGCTGCTATTACCGCTGCTGATACAATTCAGATTACTCGTGATTTTAATAATGTTTTAGGTAAGGCATTTACTGGAACTGGTGCTGGAGTTAAGTTAACGGCTTCTCAGTTTGCCAATGCTTTAGGTGTTAATGTTACTGGAACGACTGAATCTGAACAATTAGACCAATTATTCGCAGCATTGACTGTCGGTCAAGCTAAGAATCTAAAAGGAGCTTTATCTGACAAGGACGTTAAGTTCTTGAAAGAGGCTGTAGGTTCTCGTGGTTTAACCAAAGAAACATTGCAGAATGTTGTTGAGCGTATTGAGCGTAATGCGTTAATTGATCAAAGAACATTTGACTTGGCTCAAGGATATACTGGCGATATGGCTAAGATAAATATTAATGAGTTCCGTAAACAAGCGCAAAAAGATGTTAATGATACTTTTGAAAAGCGTAAGCGTTTACAGCAATTAAGACAAAAAGCTGGACCACAACCTCAGTAAGGATAAATA